ATAACCATTGAACATATTATCTATGGCATTATGGATGATGAGGATTCTTATAAACTATTAGAAAGTTTTGGTGCTGATGCTAAATTTGTTAAAACAAATATAGAACACTACTTAAAAAACAATCTCAATGATATTAAAACTACCAATGCCAACGCAAAACCTAAAAAGACCAACAGCGTAGAACGTGTGTTGAATCGTTGCTTTACACAGGTGTTGTTTAGCGGTAGACAGCGCATGGAGATAGCAGATATCATTATCAGTGTGCTGTCAGAGAAAAACAGTTTCGGTTACTACTTTCTTACCAAGGCCGGGGTGACTAAAGAAAAGTTTGTGAAGTATTTCCAAGAAAATGTGCAGATTACCGAAGACGCCGAAGTTGAAACAAGAATAGTGAACTCAAATCAAATAGATCGAATATTGAATCAGTTTTGTACCAATCTCAGTCTCAAGGCCAAACAGCGAAAACTTGATCCTGTAATAGGCCGTGATGACGAAATAGAAAAAATACAATTGGTATTGGCACGTCGAAACAAGGCCAACGTGTTAATGGTAGGTGATCCCGGAGTGGGTAAAACTGCTATTGCTGAGGGCATTGCTCGTAAGATTCACGAAGGCAAGGTTCCTAAATTTATCAAGGACCATCAAGTCTATACTTTGGACATCAGTGCTCTCCTAGCAGGATCAAAGTATCGTGGTGATTTCGAAGAACGAGTTAAAGCGGTGTTGGCTGCACTAGAGAAAAAAGGCAAGATCATCTTGTTCATCGACGAAGCACACATGATGAACGGTGCGGGTGCTGCAAATGGCAGTTCAAACGACATGGCCAATATGTTGAAACCCATACTTACCAAAGGTGTTCTCAAGCTGATAGCATCTACCACATGGGAAGAATATCGCAAGCACTTCGAAGGCGATCGTGCGCTGATGCGTCGATTCCAACGTGTGACCGTTGAAGAGCCTACACCAGAAATGGCTGTGAAGATCCTTAAAGGTCTAAAGAAATACTACGAGCAACATCACAATGTAAAAATATCCGATGCAGCCATCGAACAAGCAGTTAAGCTCAGTGTCAAATATATGAGTGATAAAAAACTGCCTGACAAGGCTATTGATATTATTGACTGTGCCTGTGCTAGATATAAGCTCAAAGATGATGAGGGCATGGAAGGTGTTACACAGATTGTAGACATCGAACAGGTCACCTACGAACTCAGTAAGATGATTAACATGCCATTAGAAACCGTGGCGCAAAAAGAAAGCAAAAATCTTTCAGAGTTAGACACTCAGATGAAGGGTGTGGTCTACGGACAAGATAATGCTGTAGATACATTGTTAGATAAAATCTTTGTGAGTCAGGCTGGCATGAAGGCACCTAACAAGCCTATTGGGTCATTCCTATTCTTGGGACCCACAGGCTGTGGCAAAACCGAAACTGCTAAACAATTATCAGATAAAATGGGTATGCAGTTAATCCGATTTGACATGGGTGAGTATCAGGAAAAGCATTCAGTAGCAAGATTAATTGGTGCTCCTCCGGGTTATGTTGGTTACGAAGATAATGCTGGTATGTTGATCACCAAACTACAAGAAACACCCAACGCTATCTTACTATTAGACGAAGTTGAAAAAGCTCATCCGGATGTTATGAATATTCTTCTAGCGTTCATGGACAATGGTTTTATCACCGGATCCAATGGCAAAGTAGCAGACGGTCGTAATACTATTTTGATTATGACGTCAAATCTCGGAGCCGCTGACAACGAACTCAACACCATCGGATTTGGCGAACTAGAACGTGATGGCGAAGATGACAGAGCCATTAAGAAACATTTCAGCCCAGAATTCCGCAATAGACTAGATGCTGTAATCAAGTTCTCTAAACTCAGTGGCGATACTGTGATCCAGATCGTCAAGAAGTTTGTGGCTGATCTCAACAGTCAATTAAAAGACAAAGGCATTGAGATCGTGGTTAACGCCAAGGCCACACGTTGGCTAGCAGATCGAGGCTACGACAAGAAGATGGGTGCTAGACCATTGGCACGAATCATCGACAATGAAATCAAGAGCCCACTAAGTCGCAGAGTGCTGTTCGGTGATCTAGTAAATGGTGGAAGAGTTACCGTGGATATCATCGATGACAAATTGGATTTCACAGTGGTTGAGATACCAAAACCGTTGACCAAGGAAGAAAGAAAAGCTCTTAGGGCGCAACGAATTGCTGAAGCAGCAAATACACAAGAACAAGATGCTACAACTGAAAACCAAATCGACCAGTCGTAAGTTCTACAACAAATGGTTATATAAAATCAGCCTGCAAATAGACGGCTGTGTGATATTTCGCACACAGCCTATTTCAAATATCAAGGACTGGTTAGAAAATTCTAACAGTGACAGCGGATATCATTATGATAATTGGCGTAGGGCCACAGCTAATAAAGAAATAATAAGCAGCGTTTGTGACTTTTTTAGTTCCTACGACGAAGATGCATACGCAACAAGGGTTGAAAGGAATAGACTAGATGTTTATACCAACGATCCTGAGTTCTACGAAAAACTCAGCCTAGCTAGCCAAGATTACTTGGTGCATAGATTTGAACCCAACATCAACAATCTCGATGTGTTGAATAATTCACAGAACTGTATCACAGTGAGTAAACTGCCCAAGGACAGATATCGCTATCGCGTGTATCTCATGCCGCATAAAATGGCCAAAGATCGTGAAGGCAAACAGAAATATCTAGCCTGGCTGAAATCACAAGCCCCTAGAATAACCTGCACTCCTGCGATCGAACGTTGGTTCTTGACCACAGATTGGAATTGGGACCGTAGATATGTATTAGTTGAAGATGAATCCACACTGCTAATGATGAAACTGCGTGGTGCTGACGTTGTGGGCAGAGTATATAACTTTATAGTATGCGATAAATAGTTGATGAGCAGAGAAACCATAGTATTATTATCAAATATCACTGACGATAGTCAGCCCTCTACGTGGCAATACGGCGAAAAACACATAGGTGCAGGCTATTACAAAAACGGTAACGGTGTGCATACTATGACTTTTGAGCTGAATAATTTCAAGGGCAGCATTAAAATACAGGCCACTCTAGACCTAAATCCCGGTGTCAACGACTGGGTTGATGTAGTTCTCGATAGTTCAGACACTGTGTTAACTGCTATAGATAGCACACCTGTTACTACTAACGCTGCCTGCACATTCACTGGTAAATTTGTGTTCATACGTGTGGCGTATCAGCTGGAACAGGGCATAATCACCGAAGTTCGGTATAATCACTAAACTGTTTGAGACGATAAATATAGTATGACCTCGAGAGGAATACTATGAGAGACCTGTTATCTAAATTAGACGCTATAGTAAGCGAAACAGCATTAAAAAATCCTGAAGATCTTCAGGCCAAACGCAAAGCCCTGGCAGATCTTGAAAAAGATCCTGTGGCTAGCACCGATCCAGAAATCAGCAGTGCAATTACACAAAGAAAAACAGATCTCGAAAAAGAGGCCAAATCTAAAGGATTTGCAGAATCATTTGAAGTAGGTGACGAGTTTGGTATCAGCTTTTCAGAAGATCACGAGATTGCCACTACTATTGTAGATATTCTAGAAGATGGCATTGTAATCGAATTAGATGACACCGCACTAGAGATGCTGACTAATGAAGGCTTACAATTCTTAGAAGGTGAACTAGTAGAAGACAAAGTCAAAGGCACACACGGCAAGGCCTGTTGGAAAGGCTATCGCAGAGTCGGCAAGAACGACTGCACAAAGATAGGTGAAAGCGGATTACAAAGATATACAGGTATTAAAAAATACGGCAAAGATGGATTTGAAGCACTACAGAAAGCAGGGCGTGAGGGTGCTGACGAAGAAGAAAAAGGTCGTATCAAGGACAAGTATCTAAAAAAAGAAGATCACGGTCCCGAGAATCCAGATGCACCTGTGAACTACGGCGAATATGATCGCGAAGGCGACATGGCCAAGGATGATCTACGCACCATAGACAGTGCTGCCGAAGAACTATACAGTATTCTACAAGCGGACGACAATCTTCCAGAATGGGTGCAGAGTAAGATCACCAAAGCTGTGGACTATATTGACACAGCTCGTGATTATATGAAAGCACAGAAATACGAAGAAGGTGTAGCAGAAGGAGATGTTGACGAAGCAAAGTATCAAGGCCGCGAAGTTCCATTAGGTAAAAAGATGGCTGGTGATGTCAAGAAATCCAAAGTATATGTTCGCAAGCCTAATGGTAACATTGTCAAAGTAAACTTCGGTGACAAGAAAATGCGTATCAAAAAATCCAATCCTGCACGTAGAAAATCATTCCGTGCTCGTCATAATTGTGCTAATCCAGGACCTCGTCATAAAGCCAGATACTGGTCTTGCCGGAGCTGGTAATGTTATTAAAAGAAATGTTCAGTGCCATTGGCGCACCCAAAGACGAACAACAAGAAATCGATTGGTTGGATGATTTAAAATTTTTCATCGACAACGATTCAAAAATGCTGGACCAGTATTTTTTCCCTGCGGTGAAACGTCATCGCGAGCACAGAGGCAATCCCAATGTATTCAAGGTCTACATCCGACCATTAGAAAAGTGCATGGGTCATTATTGCGACAAATACGATATCGACGATGCGGAACAAAAGTTTCCCAAAGACAAGCTCATAGACTTGGCCAAACGTATTGCCGGTGAGCAAGAAAAACACATAGAAAAAGGCGACTACGATTAATGCTGTTAAATGAATTGTTCGAAGCCGGAACCAAACATGTGACATTCTGCTTTGGCAGAATGAATCCACCTACCATTGGTCACAAACAGGTATTAGATACCATGAAAAGCCAAGGCGGAGAAATGAAAATTTTTGTCAGCCAAAGTCAAGACAAAAAGAAAAACCCATTGGACTATGCTACCAAGATCAAATTCATTAAGGAAATGTTCCCCCAGTATGCCAAGGATGTTGTAGAGAATGCAGCATTAAACACCATCGGCAAGGTGGCCAGCTACCTACATGAGCAGGGTTACAACGCAGTTACCTTCGTAGCAGGCTCAGATCGCCTAGAAGACATGAAAAGCCTTCTCACACAATACAACGGTGTCGAAGGCAAAGCACATGGTTTTTATAAGTTTGACGTAATTGATTTTGCCAGCAGCGGAGACCGTGAAGACGGTGCCGAAGGTGTAGCAGGAGTCAGCGCCAGCGGTGCAAGAGCAGCAGCAGCTAATAATGATTTCGAAGCATTCCAAGAATCCACTGGCGCAGGCGAGTTGTCCAAACCGTTGTTCGCTGCTGTGAGAAAAGGCATGGGAATCAAGGGCGAAGTAGAAGAAGGCTGGAAAAGCAAAGCTGCTGGTGCAGCATTGGCCGCCGCCAATCTTTTAGGAAGTCCTGCTCAGGCAGCAGAAGAACCTGTTAAGCCTATCACCATTGCCTATGTAATGATTGACGGCGAGGTTAGAAAATATAATTTAGGTGATAAATTCGATAATGCTAGAGAAGCAGAAAAATTTATCAGCGGAGTTTTAGATAAACAAGGACTGCAGGGATATACGTTAAATATCAAACACGGATATCCTAAAAAGAAAGAAGAAGTCAAAGAAGCTCCAATTGAAATGGATCCCAGCGATCCCATGGATCCAATGATATATGGTACTGGCAGCAATCCTGCTAAATTAAAATATCGTATGCTACGTGCTGCTGGTCAATTAAAAGATCTTGCAGCTCGGGCAGAAAACGCCAGTCCGGGTGAATGGCAAATCATGGCTCGTCAGTTTGAAGAACTGAAAATGAACATGGAACAAATTCGTCATGCGCTCGAAGAGCTAGGTAAAATCAAAAGCAAGGGCGGAATACGATCAAGAGGTATTACAGTATGAGAGCCAAAGACATTATACCAGCCAGCCGGCCTAGAAACTTTGTTGCTAAAAATTCTAAAAGCGCAGGTGCTGGCGCTCACAAAGATAAAAAGCGGGCAGAGAAACAGGGCGACACTAAACATAAGAAAGATTTGATTCCTATGGAGCAAGATGTAGCGGAAGGTAAAAGTCTTCAAGACTACATAGAAGCAGGTGTATGCCCTATATGTCACGGAGACATGGTCTCAGAAGACCAACTTGAAGAAGGCAAGAAAGATGCCTGCTATCACAAGATCAAAGCTTCGTCCAAGGTTTGGCCCAGTGCCTATGCGTCAGGACGATTGGTACAGTGTCGCAAAGCAGGTGCTGCTAATTATGGCAAGGGCAAGAAGAAGTGAGAGCATATGAGTTTGTCACTGAGAAGTGGACTAAAAAATATAAAAAGTCCATAAACTGTTCTAACCCCAAAGGGTTTAGTCAACGAGCTCACTGCCAAGGTCGTAAAAAATCAGAAGACATAGCACCCATAGATGAAAATCTGCGTCAGTGGTTCAAAGACAAATGGGTCCGCTTTGGACCAGATGGCAAGATACGTGGCGACTGTGCTAGAGACAGTGAGAAAGAAGGCAAGCCTAAGTGTCTACCACAGAGCAAGGCTCACGCACTAGGCAAGAAAGGTCGTGCCACTGCTGCTGCTCGCAAACGTCGTGAAGACCCCAATGCCAATCGCAAAGGAGCAGCTAAAAATGTCAGAACTAGATGAACTGAAAAAATTAGCTGGTATCACAGAATATCAAGGATATCAACCATATGCTGGCAGTAACATAAGTATAACTGGTAATGAAAAAGGTGAACTTATGAAAAAACATGATATAAGACCAGGCACCGAAGAATGGTTTAAGCTATGGTTTAGTTTGCCTTACTTAACAGGCGAAAAGCCTATTGGAAAACAAAATGGTTGAAATAACACAATCAGCGAAATCAAAGATTATGGATTTGCTGCTAGAAGAAAATAATCCCAAGCTGGCATTGCGCACCTTTGTGCAAGGTGGCGGTTGCAGTGGCTTCAGTTATGGCTTTACCTTTGACGAAACAAAGAACGAAGACGACTTTGAATTTCCTATCAACGAACAATACAACGTGTTTGTTGATGCAATGAGTATGCAATATCTACAAGGTGCTGTTATTGATTACAAAGAAGAAGCCATGGGCAGTCAGTTTGTTATTAGTAATCCCAATGCACAATCTACCTGCGGGTGTGGATCAAGTTTTTCAGTATGAACCCAAACAATTATCCAGTGTATCCAGATGATGACGGATACGACACTCCAAAGAATCCTTATAGCCCAGTATGAGAGCAAGTGAATTTATAGTTGAAAGAAAAAAGAAACGTAAAAAGCCACGTTGGGCTGCTTACGGTCCGGGTCCTTACGGCGGTTATGGCTATGCTGTAGGTTATAGTGGAGATGGTGGAGGAGATGGTGGAGGTGTAGGAGAAAACTTTGCGGATGGCAAGAATCCTCAGGACAAAGGCGACAGCAAACGACACGGCATTAATACCAAAGCATCAGTAAGTAGTCTACGTAAAACTGCGAAACAAGGCGGGCGCAAAGGACAACTAGCGCACTGGCTAGCTAACATGAAAGCAGGTCGTGCTAAGAAGAATAAATAATAGTATGAAAATACGTGAAATTGTAGAATCAGCAACAGCAGGCGCTACCAGTGCTGGTAACGTAGCTATAGGTGCGGTATACAAAAATAAACCCGGAAAAACGGCAAAAAACAAAGACGGAACCGCAAAAAACGCATTAGATCTCAAGGGAACTAATCTGTTAACTGGTGGGTCTTTGGTAAAAAGATAAATACATAATACACTTTTAGGAATGTGAACATGGACTTCAAATCGTTAATCAGCAAAATAGAAAGTATCGACGGCAAAATCGATACTCCAAAAGCACCAGAGCTGCCAAAATCTGTGCAATTAAATGAAGACGCACAACTGCGTGTTCTAAGTGGCCGCACTACCTACGTTGCTGAAGCTAAGAAAAAAGCTGAAGAAGACGTTAAAGAAGCGGACGACATGAAAGTAGGCGATAAGAAAAACATTGCTACTGGCACTGTTGAAAAAACAAAAACAGGCATTGTTCACAAGAGCAGCAAGGCCTATGGTGGCAGTGAAGAAAAAGAAGCTGATGACGAAGACAAGCCAAAGAAAAAAGCCAAAAAAGAAAGTGTAGAACCAGAATTTAAAAGCAAATTCATGAAAATGGTAGAAGCCAAGAAAGATGAAGCTGCTGATAAGAAAAAGAAAATGGCCAAGAAAGAAAAAATGGCAGAAGGATCTAAGCCAGATTTCCTAGACCTCGACAAAGACGGCGACAAGAAAGAGCCAATGAAGAAAGCTGCCGGTGAAAAGGGCGGCGACAAGCCAGCTAGCAAGAAAGGTATGAGCGACAAGCAGGCCAAATACTTTGGTAAGAAAAATGAATCAGTAACAACTTCTAAGAAAGTAGTTGCTGAATCAGTAGAAACAAAATTATCTTTCAAACAAATGGTTCAACTGGTTCAAGAAAGTGGCGGCCAGCAACAAATTGATCCTGTAGACAAAGCTCTGTTTACATGGGCAGAGCGTGTAGCTCGTAACAAACTAGGCGAAGGCATGAAAGCAGACTTATACGCAGGGTTGGTCTATGAACGCAACGGTGGCGTATTTGAAATGTATGATGTACTAAGCGAAGCACAAAAGTAATTCAACCAAAAAGTGTTAAAAAGCCAGTCTATCATTGACTGGCTTTTTTTATGACTATATAATAGTCGTATAGGAGAGAACAAATGTCAAAAATGTATGGACCGGAAGAAAAAGCCAAACTCGAAAGATTAATCAACGAAGGATCTAATGTGCTTCGTGAAGTAGAAGATCTCAATGAAGGTCTTAAAGAAACTGTTAAAGCTGTCGCAGAAGAATTACAAATCAAACCCAGTTGGATCAACAAAGCCATACGTATCGCACACAAAGACAATTGGAAAGACCATGAGGCAGAGTGGAGCGAGATTGAAATGATTCTCGGTGTTACTAAAAAACTTCCTGAATGAATGAATTATTAAAACCAACTTTTGATTGGATCAGAGATGACTGGCA